CGGTCTGAAGTTGCATTTATACTAGCCGCCTGCGCAAATACCAAACCCCCGCTGCGCTGTTCCGCATCAAAAGTTGCAGCAGCGTCTGACTCACCAAGTGTTGTTCCACCAGCTATAGGATAACTAAATGTACTTGTAACGACCTTTAACGGAACGTAAATATACACCGCGATAGTTTTAGCGGTGGTGGGGGTTGTCCCTGTTGTAATGCGCCCCGTTACTAGGCAGTCAAGGTATTTATTAGAAACGTTAGTAACCACTGTGGACTGCCTGCCCGCCGTCAAAGAAGAGCTAGTTGCCAAGCTAGCAAGAGTAATAGGTATGTCTGTTGAATCTGACGTGGAGCTATAATTCGTGCTTACCGTTGCCATTACATACTCCTAGCTAATTGGACATCCTGATAACTCACACTGCCTTCTAATACCATTGTTGCTGGGGACACTGTAGTGCCTGTACCTGTAGCGAATAGCTTTTCGAACCGCGTTGCCACTCTATTACAGTGTGTATATATGGCTGCTCTAACAGCAAGCATCGGGGCAGTGCCAACCCAAGCAGCGTCAATACCCGCACGTATATTGAGTTTAGAAGCGTTCAGCGTACCCAGCCTAGTCATCCAGTCCCAAATACGCGATTTCCCTACAGTTAAGTTATCTACCTGAGTCCAGTCCATACCATTTTTCATAATTTCATCCACAGGAACATCGGTACGCCACACATACCAAGCTGGGTTTGCAGTTAGGTTATAAGCTGCTGCTATATCATATGCTCCGTCTGTAGTCATAGGCATTGCGGATAATACTGGATCGGCTTCTATGTCTGCTTTAAGTGTTGCTAATTGTGCTGGTGTCATATATAATCCTTATTTAATTGATATTGTTTTTGGAGGTTTACCTGCTTTGAATCTATCCCACCCACCAGTGTAGCCTAGTGAGCGAAAGTACTTTATTAGCTGTTTTGATTCTGTTAGTGTGGGCCCACGGCTACCATTTAGTATCTTAATAGTGCATTTATTGTTGTTGATTACAACCGCACACGCCCACTCCATACCGCCCGCAGGGAATTCCAAAGGAATCGACATACACCGAATAAGTCCCACCACACCTTTGGGATACTCTATGGTTATGTTGTCACTTACCCACGTGACTTTAATATCTTCCATTATCTTGCCTGACTAAAATCCATTTTTATTTCCCCAACTTTTGTTTCGTCCAAGTTACCAATGTTACGGAAAAACTCTAACGCCTGAGTAGTGGGATTAAATTTCATACCAAAAAACGTATGATCCACTTGCCCAAAAACAATACTGGTATTTGGCATCATCAACCCATATTTAAATGCTTCGGGGAACTGTAGCTGTATTCCTGTCAAACCTTTAGCGCCTATGTGGGGTTGTATATTTAACCCAATAGTATTAGTACTTCTTTGGGTCTGTGGGAACTCAATATTTACCCCAATGGAAGTGCCACCGGGTGCTGTATCATAAACATCGAAATGCCCGCCTGCCGCCCAAAACTGACCGTTCTTAACTGCTGTGCCATGCACCCCTACAATATCATGTACACCCCAAGTACCCTGTGTACCAACCCCTCTTGCAAGGCTATACAAACCAAAATTAGCACCCGCCATACCAGAGCTAAAATCCATAGTAGTGTCAATTTTCAACCCTGTGCGTAGATTGTTACCAGCCACAAAATTAGCGCTAATCTTCTCCTCATCGACGCTACGAGAATTCTCTGCATATACATGCGAAGCGAGAGATAATAAAAACAGGAAAAAATACTTCATCGTTGTAGGGCTTCCAGTTGAGTAACTAAATATCTTGCAGAACTAAGTACCTCCGCTAAACTTACCGGAGTGTTTGTAGTTGTATTTGGGGTAGCTGGAATAACTGCGGGGGTAGGTGGGTTTACTTGATTTACAAATGGTACTTTATATGCACTTCCGCCCAGCGCTTGCTGCCTTGATAACATCTGCTTCAAATAGTTCATTTGCTGAACAGCATCCCATTTCATATTGACTGGTACACCGGGATTCAGCCTGTTAAACTCCGCGTTATAAGCTACTGCGAATTCTAGTTCTGTCATTTTACTCTCCATGTGTCATCAACAAACCTACCCTTTAGCGTCTCAGGTATTTCATCATACGCATATCCAGCAGTGCCTTGAATAACAATCACACCAGCAGAACTAAGTATGTTACGTAAAGAATCTGACGTTTTATAATCTTTAGCTACTCTAGCTTCTTGGTGCATCTTTACTAGGTCATTTACAAGGATATTATGGTTGCGTTGATATGTTGTTAACTCCTGCCCTAAGTTTTCAGTGGTGCGTTTAAGGTCATCCACCAGTGTGTCAATATGCATATGTTATCTATTCTTAACTAATACGAATTATGGCATTAGTACTATCGCCAGCAGGCCACACAATCGTGAAGTTACCGGCAGTTGATGTTTTGTCTGAGCCGAAATCTAGCACCCCAACTGCTAAGTTACCTGAGGAAGTATCGTTATAAATAAGCGCCCCACGCGCCGTAATGGTTGAGGTAGCCCATGTTACATCTGTGAAGTCCAGCCAAGCAGTTGTGCTTGTTGAGGTAGGCGCAGTAACAATTGTGATTGCTTCACCCCCCGCTGTGTAGTTTGTGCCTGAGGTTTCCCCGCTAGCGGTGTAGGCGGGAGTTGTTGAGTCTAATGAAGCCGAAGACAAATATAGGGCCACCTTAAAACTATCTGCTGTCGTCCCTGCGCGAATCACGGAAGTGCCAAAGGCGTGAAGCCCCTTTAATATTTCTACTTTAAAACTGGTCGCCATTGCCTGAGTTATTGCCATGTTACATCTCCAATAATTTAATTAGTTCGGGGTGCCCTGCTTGTCTTAGTCTATGCGCCAATGTATCTCTATCGCACCTGACTGCCTTATTCAGATACTCAACAAGTACTTTATGTATGTACACTTTGAATGCTTCTGCTTGATCTCTAATTATGGGGTGTGCATCCTTACCTACATACATAATTTTACCAATTGCCATATTAGCAAGCTCTTCGGGGGTATGCCCCCGGTATTGTGTTGTGTGTACTTCTACTGCGCCTAATGACATATCACCTAGCATTTATTTTCCTTATGTTATTCCTACTCGCAACTGCCCCGACCTGTAGCTATCCCGCCTATTTTTTCCGTCTGCCAACTGCTTGAGCATACCAAACGCTTCGTCATACCTCTTCTGATAATACTCCATTACATCCTTCTCCCCTTTTAGGAACGTATACGCTTCCAACAATGCCCCATATAGCAGTGCAGAATCAAAATTGTCCCCAAGCCAAGTAGTACCAGCAGTAATAATAGACTCTGGGTAATGATAGTAATGAAGTTCAGCAGTGTAAGTTGTGTCCGGTGTCGGCCCCAGAATGAACGTAGTGTCGTCGAACTGTGCATAATGTGCTGGTGTTCCAGTAGTTGTTGGGTTGGGATAGGCTTCACGAATAAAGTTAACATCCTTGTTTAACAAAAACTCATAATCTCCCGCCGCTGTAACTATAGCCAACGAAAAAGTAGCCAGCCAATCAGAAGGCACAGCAAGATATTTATTACCACTTGTAACACTTCCGGTTACATTCTTACGTAGGTCAGGCAGTTGAACACTGTTATAAATCCTTTGCTCTGCGGCATCTATGAAATTATTAACATCTGTAGTCTCAAAACTATTCTCGCAATACGAGTTAATTGCTGATACAAGCTCTGCATATGTCATGTTTTATTGGCTGTTCTTTGAGTGTTTATTACCCTGAGTAGCCGCTCCTGTTCCACGAGTTTGTTTAGTGTTAGTCTTAGCTGTATTGTTAGGATACCCCGCAATCTTAGGGACGGGGCAGTCTTTTGGTTGTGTGTAGTTTGCGCTCATTACTTACCTTTCTGATTCATCACACGAGCCATGTTGCGACCGTATGTTTTCCTGTCTTCATTAGATACGCCTGCGCTACCTTTACCACCATTTTCAATACCTACAGTAGGTCCTGTGTTCTTAACAGTAGCTTTTGACTTGCCCTTCTTCTCAATTCCATTACCTCTTGCCATAATAATCTCCTATGATGTTGTTACTGTAACAGTTCCTAATGATGCGACTGCTTCTAAAGTGCTCTGTATCCCACCCGCAGGATCGGTAAAGCCAACTGGGTTCCACCCCCACTGTATATCCGCATCTGGTGCGTCTGGTCTTGGGTTACGTATTGCCTGTGGATCAACGATTACATACCGGCCTAACTGTAGCTGGGGTTGATCCGGTACCCAACAACTAGGACACGCGAGTATGTTCGTCTCTTTAGTATTTACTACAAGTGTCTTAAGTTGCTTTAGTTTGTAACGAAAACCACACACGTCACAGGGGGCAATCGCGAACTTACCACTTGCAAAATTAGAACCCATTTATATAAACTGCATCCGTGGCACCATGCGTATTGGGGCCTTCTCACGATCTTCTTCTGCGGCTAAGGCAAACTCTGATTCATAATCCTCTTTTAGCATAGGGATACGCGCCATTGCTTCAGGTAGTTTCATACTCAGATAATATGCCAACCCCGCTACCAGAGCGGGTAAGAAACGATAAGGCACATCTTGGGTATTGACACCAGTACCTGCATCTTGAATCCGGCGTAGTCGCCAATATTGAAAAGTATAGGTTGCATTATCCGGTACAGGCCATACAGTGATTGTGGGGTAAGCTACAGTGCTTGTTGGTGTTGGTCCAGTGGCTCCAGACTGCCTATCTATATAAACCTGTAGTGGACGGCCTGTAGCGTTCTTATTTGGGATATTTGCATATGTTGATACACTAATACGGCTTATATTAATATCTACCTGTGTTGTGGTGCTTCCTGTACGTACAACGTGATCCAATAAGTCAACAGTATCTAAGGGTAAGTTATACGTGGCTGTGCCTGCTACTAGGGGGATGGAGCTTTGCTCTACAGTCCACATATTTATCCCCCTATTAACCCAATTTATCAACATGATATTCAAAGACCTACGGGCTGTCTTTAAGTCATAACCTGAGCGCATTTCTGATCCCGCGCGTTCGTATGCTTCTTCGCACAAACTTACCAAATCTAGGTTAAATGTAGTTGTAGCAGTTGTTGCCAATTACTTACCCATCCTGTTAGTATCGCGTTTAGCTTTGCTTATTTTATCAAGACCAGTGATAGCTCCACCTTTAGCACACTTCTTAGTGCCTGCGCGTCCCGGCATCTTCTTGGGGTTAATATCACCCATACCGCGAGAGGGCATCATATGAATTTGCCTCTAGTCCGCCCCTTCTTCTCAATACCCCCACCTCTAGCAAATTTCTTAACACCTGCGGCTTCGCGTTTGGCCTTTGCAGCGGACTCGCTGACCATATAGTCTTTTAGCTTGTTGGCCTCAACAGTTTTATCAATGGCTTTCATATCCTTATCACCACTAATAGGCCCGCCTTTAGCAAACTTCATACCGCTGGCTTTATTGTAAGCATCATTCTCAGCTTTATCGCGACGACCTTCATCACGTACTGTCTTCATTTCGGCTTTTTCTTTGGCTGTAGGAGTACTATCGTCTTTAATGGGCGCGGGTTTTATAGCACCCCCAGCAGCGTATTTCTTTACTACCTTACCCCCTTTCCTCATCCCCAGACTGCCCATATCCTTTTTGTTCGGCACCATGTTATTTTTCATCTGTCTTCTCCACAGGCTTGGGGGCGGGTTTCTTTTTTTCAGGCACTTTAGCGCCCCAACCATTTTCATTGATTATCATATTATTTACCTGCTATATAATGAATTATTTGTAATATTCCTGCGCCTAACGCGCCACCCGCACCACCTACAAGCATTAAGACTTTCCATCCACCCCTAGCTTCTGACAGCGTAAGACTAATTGCAGTAAGGGTTTTTTTCATATCCTCCATGTCGGATACCAGTTTATCCATATCCACCTGTAAATGTCGGATGTCTGCCCCGTGGTTAGCGAGTTCTCGTTCTGTGCTCATCTGTGGGTTTGTAAGCTTCTCCATAATTTACCCATAGAAAAAGGTTACAGAAGTAGCATTTGTAATAGTCACATAAGGATCGGCACTGAACAACACGCCTTCGCCCGGGAATAACAAATAGCCTGTATGTGTAGCAGAAGCGGGGGTGTCTATTTTTATAAGTTCTGTAGCCCCCGAACCGCCGTTTTTAAACGATATGGACCCTGCTCCCGCACCCGATACCCAATACACCGCCCGTACTCGCGCACGGGGTACCCCAATTGCTGAGGCAGCTGTTGAGGTAAGGTTCTTTGCCTTTACATCAGTTTGCATTGACATAACGACCCCCTATTACAGCAAGTTTAGATTTTGTACGTACCTGACTGTGATTACGCCGACACCTGCGCCAGTATTAGCAGAAGTAACAACGATTTTAGCGTCTGCTGTACCCACGTCGATAAACGCGGCGGTCCTTGTAGCATCTGTGCTTGGTGTGATAGAAACGATACCCACTGTACCACCAGTAGCAGCGGCAGCGGCTGTGAATTTAGTTGCGAGGGCTGTAGTACCAACTCCGAAAGTAGCGGCTGCACCATCCCAAACAG